CGATAGTTTGTGAGCCTAAAGCTGCCATTTTAAAATCTCCTTAAATTTAAACAATGTTTTCCCACTTGCGTTCTTCTAAATCCCAAGTGTCATTAATACTTTTCCATAAATCACGAACTAATCGTGCAACTTGGTTAGGTATTGTTAATACTGATAATCCTAGCTTTAACATTAACCTACGTACGCTATACACGCACCCGAGGCTAAAGTAAACCCTGTATATCTTCCATAAATCGTCATTCCTTGTGGGAATGTTTCACCATCAATTGCAGAGCCACCATCGGCATCAATCAATGTACCCGTTCCTGTATCGTCTGGAAATAACTGTTCTGTTTCTGCTACAAGTCCCCCGCTTCCAGAAGCGAAAACTGTATCTTCAGTAAACTGAATCGCAACAAATACTCCAGAACCCGCACTACAAGTCACGGCTGTTGTGCCGTTTACAAATATTGCTCCGGCTTGTCCCATCGCTAAATTTTGTGCTTCTACTACTGCATATTCTCTTATTGACATATTGTTTCTCCTTTAATGCCTTGCCGAGCGGTCAATCTCATAGGCATTTTGGTTATAATTATTTTTTAGCCTTTTTAGCTTTTACTTCAACTTTAATCTTTACACCATTTTCATCACATTCTTCAAATCTATCTTCTAGTGATTTAATGTCGTGTACTATTTTGTTAAATTTTACAACTACACCACTTGCTTTTTTAAAAAATTTGTTCATTCTATTTTCTCCTTTATAACGGGCGGTGATTAAACCGCCCATTACGTTAATCAGTTAAGTTAAGAAACGTCACTTAAGATGTAAACACCATAAGAATCTTTTACTTCAACTTGTCCCCAGAATCCTGTTGCAACGTATTTAGTCATACGTTCGGATTCTTCTCTTTGTGTTCTAATGCGGAATAAACCTTCTGCACCTACACCAAGACCAATTGCACCTTTACTGAATGCAAAACCGGCTGCATCCCCGCCAGATCCCACATCTTCATCGATTTGGTCCGACCAGTAAATATTAAATCCTGCAATGGACCCTACAAATCCAGTTTGAAATGCTTCTTCGCCTTTTCCACCCATCATTCCAATTGGACGTGCAGTTGCTGTATCAGTTGTTGATGAACCCGCAGTATCTAATGCTGTATTATGTAGCAAAGATATAATCCCTTTTGATCCCCAAATTTGGGCTGGACTTAAAACTAAAGAATAAGGCATTGGCGCCCCGGCACTTTTCATTTGTCGCATTGCACCAAATATATGAGAAAGAGCCAAAGAAGTACCCGCTCCACATTCAGTCTGTGAAAAGGTCTTTCCAAGTTCTACAAGATCGTCATCTAATTTAGCAGAAACGGCATTTCCTAAAGCCGGTCCGCTTTGTCCTTCGACATCATCGCCCGAACCCATTAATACTAAATCACTAACTTGTGATTCAATTACGTGTTCTGAGATAGTTGCCGTTCTTGCTGCTGTTGTAATCGCTACCGCAGTAGTTGCAGTTGCTTGTGTCGCAGCACTTACATTCGCTGATGTAAGTTTTGTCCAATCTGAAAATTGAACGTGATTTGACCCTCTTGCGGCCTGTTTTACGGTAACAAGTGGATACATCACATTAACGTGATTAAATGCTATTACAGCATCTCCAATTGTTCTTCCGAGTCCACCGGCAGCAGTTGTGGTATTAGTTAAAGCCATTTGCTTAAACTCCTTTTATTGTATTAAAGATTTTAGTCTTCATACGCTTTCTTCATCGTTCCCGGTCCAAAACCGCTAAACGTCCCGATACTATTTGGCTTCTTTCCTTTTTGTACTTGCTCCCCACGCTCCTCGTGAATGTCAAGATAAGTGTCGTAATTGACTTTAGAGCCTTTGTAAGTACATTCAATGTCTTCTCCGCCATTTATCGTCTTATGTCGAAGGTCATTGTCTGGGTCAAGCTTCTGTTTAAATAAATTAGTCGCCATAACCAATCTTAATGCTTCCATCTGTTTGAGAGTTGTTAGCTTTCTTATATCCATTAGGATCAAGTGAAGCCCACTCTTCAAACGAAGCATAGCCGCCTGTTTCTGTTGGTTTAGAGTTATCAACGGAAGCCGGTGAAGGCATCGTATTGACTTTTTTAACGTGGACTTCCAACTTTTCTAGTGGTAGTCCTTCATAAGTAGCACGATCTTCTTCTTGTAGTTCAGCAAGTAATGATTCTCGCTTCTTTACATTGTATTCGTCAAACGCATTTGCTTTAGTCTGTGCAACTTCAAGCTTCGCAGTCATATCAGTCATAATCTTCTCGTATTCGCCTTTTGACTCCATATCTTTCAGCTTAGTTGTCTCGGCTTGTTCTTTCGCATTCCTACGAAATGAATCTAGCTCCACCTTTAACGTGTTTTTTTCGTCTACAATCTCACTAAATCGTGCGTAAGGAACATTGTTGACGGGCTGCTTTTCTTCACTTGCAGTATCAGCGGTGTCCTGTTTTACGTCTTGGACTTCGACTTGTTGTTCACTCATTTTAACCTCTTGTTTGAGTTAGTTAATTCTTTTATCGGTTCAAATCGTATTCCATTATCATTTTCATATGGAAAATTATGATCAAATTCATTACTTGCTATTGCAATTGGAATACCATTTGGAAAAGCTTTGCAAGTACCATATTCTTTATCATTAAAATTTTTACATTCTGTACAAATACTAATCATTTACAGTAACTATCTTTTTAGTATCAAATACAATAATTTGATCTCCACCGGTTCTTACAAGCCAATCATCGTATGATTCATTTAATTTTCTTGGCATTTTTACAATTACAGAATCATATCCTTCTTTTTTTGCTAAATTTGTATAAAAAGTCCCTCTTTTTCCTTCATACCCTAACCCTCTTGCTTCTATAAATTTTTCTGTCCATTTTTTAGGAAAACCACTACCAGAATTAATAATTAAAGGATTTTTTACATTTACTTTAACATTTAATACTGATTGTTTGCTTTTTCCTTTAGACCAATCTCGCATCATTGTAAGCCTTGCCCATTCAGTCGCTTGTTCCGATTGATAGCTTAAATAAACACCATCGCCCCACATTCTTCCATTCTTATTTGATTTTAATGAAAAACCTCTATTTGAAATACTTTTTTTTCTAATTTCTGTCGTTCCGTGAAACAATGTAGTCTTTACTTTACTTGCCTTTGCAAATTTTTCTGCTTTTTTTAAAGACATTAATGGATTCCACTTAACATTTATTTTCTTATCTCTAATCAATGGTTTATCAAGGTTCTCGCCTTTATAATCCTCTGGTACTAATTGACATCTGCAATTTGTTTGGCATATACTAAAACCAGAAGCCGGAAGTCCTATTGTCTCAAAGAACTCATACGTCCCTGTTTCTCTGTGTCTTTCTTCACAGTCAACGCATACCTTACCATCACCAACTGAAATCCATTGAAAGCTTTTTACACCGGCTTTTTTATACTTACTATTTACAGAGTCTTTAGAGTTTAACTCTACACCATTCTTAACTGTATTCTTTAATTTGTTTTTGAACGAACCAAATAACTGTCCGCTAGAATTAAGATCGTTTAACAATGTTTGACGTATTGCTTGGTCTGCCATCCCTTGTGACTTCATCGTTGCAACTAGCTCTTGTATAGACAATGTAGTCTGTGCAGCCGTTGCAGTTAATTGGTTTGATATAGTCGCTTGAAGATTAGGCACGTCTTATTTGTCTTTCGATTTCTAATTCAACCATCTTCATAATATCTTTTTCTGCCTTCTTAGTAATACCAAACCATTCTCTTTTTGGAAGATTACCCGCACCTTCTTGATGAAATCTACCAACGTCTGACATCGTAACATTAGACTTTGGATATGTCTGCTTTTCTCCCGGGTGTATGTTTACTTCTTGATTCATCTTAGTAGCTTTGTCAACTACGAGGTTACGCATCTTCCCTGTTCTTACTAATGTCTTGCCTGTGGCTTTCTTAGAAGGCTTTAAAGCACCCTTGATACCTTGCCCACGTTCTAATCTTTGGAAGTGGTCTTTGCGTACAATCTGACCCGCAGTATTTAACTCTTTAGTTAAGTCTAAGTTGATTTTATTTAAATCAAAGTTTCTTGTTACTGTGATTGCTGTATTAGCCACTTTTCTTTAATACCTCTGTTGCAAATTTCTCGCCTTGCTTTGCACCCTTCTCTATCTCGTCCACGTGTTCATTTAAGAACGATAGACTAAGACCTAGTAAATACCCTTCAGTATCTTTAAGCATTTCATCTATATCTATTGCCGGTAAGATGTTATCTGCGTTCTGAATTACTTCGTCTTGCAGTTCATCTATCTTAGCAATATGATTAAGAACTAACTGTGCCAAGTCTCTTTAGTCCTTCAAATATTGGTTGTTCTGGTTGTTCTGGCTGCTGTGCTTCTGCTTCAAGCTTCTTGTTCTCGTCTACTCTATCCATAAGCTTCTTTAAATCTTTATCTGTAATGTCTGGATTAAAATAACGTATTAAATCTGTTCTATCCATCAAGCCTTTAGCCATCATAAATTCTAATCGTTCAAATTCTTGCTTTTGGTCTGTAGGAAATTCTATTTCTGCGAAGTCCACCGAATAATTTTCACCCATATCTTTACCCGTATGAACACGTAATACTTCTCTATCCACTTCATATCTTTCGTGTTCCCAGTCTCGCCATTTAGGAAGGTCTGATATTCTTGATTCTAAATTTTCCATTTCTAATAAACGTAAGGCTGCACCACTTGGAGCATTACCAGATTCATCCCACTTGATGCGTAAATGGTTATTAATAGCAGTTTGATTCGCAAAAGACTTAGCCACTTCAATCATTTGATTAAGATTAGCCGGGCTTGATACAAAAGAAAATGAACTATCTTGGGGCATTAAAAGCACACGATCAATACCAAGCTTCATACGTGTAGCTTCTTCTATCCCTGTTGCTACAGGCTGACCAAACGCAAAACGTGTTGCCAATGCTATCTCTGTATTAGCGATGCCTATTTGTACGGCTGCTCTTATTACATCTGATGCACTTTGTTTGTAGTCCATAAAAGTCACAGGCATAATTGAGTACGGATTTAGATTCTTATCGTTCACTTGTATTGTTCTACCGGCTTGGTCAAACTTTAAATGAATACCGGGTACACCATCTCTAGCTTCTGACCAGAATACGAACACACGGTTATTCCTTGCATCTCTACCTACTTCATACGATACACCGAATGGACGTGAATCGCCTTCTAGATAATATCTTTTGTAGTGTGGTATAATATCATAATCTAATCTATTACCAACATATTTAGTGCGGAATGCCATTGATCCAGTAAGCCAAGCAGTCTCATTAAATTCACGTGCAACTGTATCTAAATGATGTGCAAACTGCATATAGTCAGTTGCTTGTTCACCGTTAATCATTCGCTTAGGGGGATTCTTATATATCATATTTCTAGCACGTGCAAAGCGTGGCACAATTTTCTGCGGAAAACTTGGTATTTGTTCTAACGTAGAAGGTGAAAACCATTGCTCAATGTGTTGGTCTACGTGTCTATGATAATAGAAGTCAAGGGCAGTATCACGTTCTGCACTCTCTTGGTCTTCTAGATTCTTTTGTGCTGTTCGTATAGAATCAAGGATTATCTGCTGCGATAAGTCGGGCAACACTACGTCATTAACTGTCATCATTCATACATCCAATTCTTATCCATATTAAAATTCATTAAGTGAGTGTTATTAATTAAGTCCTGTGCTTCCCTTTTAATCTTTTGATCTATATGTATTCCGTATATCCATAGTACCGCAAATACAAGATTGATTGCGACTGACATACCTAGTATAAAGGTTACCATCTTACGCTTTCCATAATCTTACGTGTAGCCGGGAATAGTCGATTAATCCCGTACCCCATAGCATCTGATGCGTGTGTTTGTACGCTATCTCGTTTATCTATATCGCTCCCGTGCCATACGTTTCTTTCTAAGTCCATAATAAGATTAGGGCAGTTCTCACAAGAAAAATTGCCTTCACGTATTAGCTTATTAACTGAATTAACACGTTCACGTACAGGCGGATTGGCTTTAGGTGCTGATATGTTATATCCAGAGTGCGATTTAATAATAAAATGGTCACTATTTACAGCAGATGAACGTCTTGCACTCCCACTTGCATCCGGAAAAATCTTAGCCTCTGGGTATCTCTTTACCAATTCTTCGACCATATCATACGTTGTTGCGTTCTTTAATCTTACTTCATCAAATACGTGTATCCAATTAGGTCCGATATAAAATATCTCCGAACTCATAGCATCAACATTAAAATCCATACCGATTCCAATGGGTAGGTTCTCATTCTTTAAATCTGGACGTTCTTCAACGTGCTTATCCCTATCAAAGTCTTTATATACTCTGCCTTGCGTTAGATTAACAAACTTGCCGTGTACGTACGCTTCAATTTGTTCTTCTGAATATGCCTGTAATAAGCTTTCTTTATAATCATCTGGTAGATGTGGGTTGTCTAGCGTTGATGCCTGTATTGTGCCTATATCCATATTAGGATCATTAGCAATTACCCAACCCCAATTTAAACTTTCTGGTGTCCCTGTTAAGAATATTTGAGACTTCTTAGCCTCTGGGTGTCTTACTCGTGCAATCATCTGTTCAAATACTTCACGTTTTTGTATAAATGGTTCATCTATAACCGCCCAACCAATGTTCGGACCACGTAACGAATCTGGTTTATCGCCAGAGCCAAGCCATATTGTACCGCCCCAGTTATGGAAAGTAAATTCTGAACGTTGCTGATTATAGGTGTAATCAATTTCAGCACGTTGGCACATCTCTTTTAGCGTGACTATTATCGTCTTTGTTGCTAACTGGTGTGAAGGTGATATGTACATTCCCGGTACAGGACTGTTTAAACAACTCATATAAAGAGACTTCAACGCTCCGATATAAGTCTTCCCACTTCCATATCCGCCAATCAATAGGACAATACGATTTGGCATATCCCAGAATTGCTGCTGATGCTTCAGCATACTGTTTTTCTTTATTGTGAAATTCACTCAATTACAATTCCATCTTTCCTAATACGTTGCTCCACATATTCTCTGGGCTTCCCCTCTACCCGGTTCATATACATCTCGGCAGCTTTTAGTGATCCATTCTCTGCCATACTTAAAACTTTATTTAAAATCTTTTCTTTACGTGTGTTGCCTTTACTATCTTCTGCTTTAGCAAGTTCTTTGAAAAGCTCTGACATTGAGCCATTGCGACCGTTTGGATTAGCGTTATTGCCTTCTTCAAAGCGATTACCTATCTTATTTCCTTTAGCAAATTGACCATTTGCCCGTTGGTTTACCGTTGTTTTAGCCATCATTATCGACTAAAGCCATCACTAAAGGCGTGTCTACTTTGTCCATTAAGTCTTTTACTTTATGTGAATCACATTCATATACATCAAATTCCAATCGCCACGTGTGTGTCATCTTTAAATTTTTTATTCCTACTAACTCCACGTTTAATGCAACACCTTCATCCATTACTTGCCAACAAGTCTTTTAGCTATTGTATGGCTTTGTGTGAATGTCTTACCTCTACGCATTTCAGTCGCCATCTTTTGCAAGTGTCTTTTTGTATGATGAACTTTGTGCGTTTGCATCTGTGATTTTTGTGTGCCGCTTAATCCTTTAAGATTTACGCCTGTTAAATTAGTAGCCATAAGATGTTTTCTTTCTGCGTTTACTTTTATTCCCGGCTTTCTTTGCCGGTCTGCCTACTTTTTTTCCGTATGATCCTTTACCTTTTGGCATTTCTTTCCTCTCTATCAAATACAGAGTTTGCCCAAGTCCTTCCGGCATTACCGCCCCAAAGTCCCCAAGCGACTGATGCCTTCCCCTTTACGTCAATTCTTCTGTTACGTCTTTCTGCCGGTGTGTTGTGTCTAGCAAAAAAACTCCGCATTCTTTTAATTGTCTGTAAGCTTATATTTCGCCCTCCAGACAAATCCCTTGCCCTTGCTACTCCTACCAACGTACCACCTCTATTAGAAGGTGTAACGCTCCTCCTTCTTTCTAAAGCAACACGAGCAGCATTTTGGACTGCTCTTGGTGGTATCGGCATTATTTATTTTTACCTTTTAAACATCTTTATTCTGATCTTGGTATAATTTTAACTTTAGAGTCTGAACCTTGTAAAAATATATGATTTTTTATAAATGAAATAGGCGAAATTACTTTTTTTGTTCTGCAAGAATCGCATTTAGGGCATTGCTCAGATGAATTGTCATCTATAGTGCAAACGGTTTCCCAAACCCATAAGCAATGATTGCATTTGTAGTCGTATCGTATCATCTTTCCGGAAAGAGTACGTTTTGTTTTCCTGTCTTCCGCATATACACCGTCTGATTACCAGAAACACGGGTAGGGTAACAAACACCCTCTTACTTATAAGGTAAAAAAGGAACTTTTTACAAAATAGAATCTTCTAAAGCCTTGTCACCTTTGAGTTTACAGCGATTCCAAGCTTTTGTTAAAGTTGATTCAGACTTATTTAATGTTTTAGATATTTCCTTAAAACTAGATTTTCTAATTTGATGATGAAAATATACAATTCTTTCTAAATCGGTCATTAAATAGCCAAGCGTAAAACCTAAGTTTAAAAACTTTAGATTATTTATAGCTTTTTCTGCAAGTTCCTGTACTTCTGTTATTCTTTCTTCTTCTTCTGTGTTTCCGCACATTGGACAAGGTTCGTGGCTTAGTTCGTTCAAAAAGGTAAATCGTCTTTCGGTTTAGAAGACAAATCGTCTTTAGGTACATAAGTATCTTCAACTATATAATGAGTTACACCTTTTTCAGAAGGTTCTTTTCTTCTTTGAATTAATAAATTAGCTGATCCATTCTTTCCAATAGCTTTTAATTGCTCTGTAAATTCGTCTACCTTTACCCATACTTTTAATATCTTCCCGCCATTATCAAAAGCGTGTTCTTTTATTACTGCTCCATTAAGATAGTTCTTGTCTTCTGGCATTCTTGCGATCCCTTCTTATTTTAGATTTATATTCTTTAATGGCTTTTCTTTTCTTAGCCTTTTGTTGTTTTTTTGTTTTTGCTTTTCTCATAATTATTTGAGGGTAGAAGGTTCGCCAACCTACACTTTTTAAATTAACACCTAGAAAACCATTCTAAATGTTTCATCAACAAGCTCTACCCCCAGTTTTTTTTAAATATATTGATTTTAATAACTTATTTACTTCTTCTACGTGTTCACCACAAGAATATCCGATTATTATTGTCTCGCTGCTTATGTGCATAGACCTGTTGCTTTTTGTAGTTTTTAATTTTGTAAATTCATAAGAACCCTTGCCTAAACAAGAGCCGTGTTTACATATGTTAGGCATTATTTTATTTATTTGAATCACTTTGGAACGCTTCGCATATTTGTTTGTACATAATTAGAATTTTTCTTATGTCTAATATATGGTGTGTTACAGCCTTGACATCTATACACCGGAAACTTATTTGCTGAAGTAAAATATTCTGTATTTGTTTCATCTAAAAACTCACACGCACAGTTAGGACAAACGTCTGCATCTACTAAAACACCTAAGTTCGGGTGATTCTTTATATATGGTCTAAGCTTTAAATAAACTTCTTCCAATCCCATTACATCGTGGCGGTTATATTCTTCCATTTTATTCAATTGTTCTTGATCACCGTGAATACAATCCACCCATAATTGAAAGTTTGTTGACAGTTTTTGTTCTAACTTAAAGTGTTTTGTTAAATAGTCTTGTTTGTTTGATACAAAAGCAAATTCTCTACGTGCTACCTTAAGCGTATCAACCGTTTTAAAAGGCGAAGGAGGCTTTATATCATTATCAATAAATCGTGCGTTTAGCTTTCTTAAATCGAACCTATCGCCATTGTGTCCAATAACAATTTCAGCTTCATCCAGTAACTTCCAAATTGATTTTAATATTCGCTTATCATCACGAGTCTTTGTTTCTTTAGGTGTGACAATATCAGAAATAACATTTTCATCATATAACCATTTAGCAGCCCAAGACAAAACATACCAAGATTTTTCTTCACCATTTTCATCTTTAATTATATTTGTATGCGGAATAAACTGTTTATAGCTTGTGGTCCACACATAAACTTCCATCGGTGCAGTCTCTATATCAAATAATAAAATTTTAGGAATCCCAACCTTTGGCGATTCTCTAGGTACTTGAAACCATTTCTTGCAAGTAACGCAAACATATCTTTGCAAATTACATTCAAAACCTTTAGAATATATTACCCCTCTTTTTCTTACGTGCGATGAATTACATTTTGGACATATTGCTCTCATTGTTTTTCCTTTGGTATGTGGTTACCATATTTGCTCTTGATCGCCTTGCTTTAATTCCCAAGTATGAACCGGCTTCCCATAGTTGCCCGGCTTCATTTCTTTAGTTTTTCGTAAATATCCTTCTTTTGTAAGATTAGACATTGCACGTCTGACTGATGTTAATGGCTTAGTTATCATCTGGCAATAAGTCTGTATTTCTTCTGGGGAATATTGTTTGTTTTTGTTCTTTTCAAAAAATCCAAGAATACGGTCTTCTTGACTGTTTGCTTTTCTATTAGCTTCTTTAAGATTAAAACCCTTTAATTCATTTGTATTATAATAAGACACTTTTTTTAATAATCCTTACAATCTTTAATTTCTATTTTTTTTACACTATCTTTTAAATTTATATACCCGACAAATTTTAAGATTTTATCGTTATTTGTGAAATTTGTTGTAATTGGTTGTTCTTTCCATTCCCATTTAAAATCATAATTGTTTTTTTCAAGATTAGAAATATTAAATATATATATATCGCTATTTATATAGACCGCATAAACAAACTTTTTAGCATATAATTTTGCATAACAAGAATTAAAAGAAAATTTACTAAATTCAATAATTTGTTTTTGGTAAAATTTTTTCCTAGCTTTTATTTCGATTATATAATTGCTATCATAAGCATCAAATCTTAAATATTTTTGTGAAGGTTTTTTTAAATCTAAAAAACAACATTCATTTATAGATTTTCGTATTAGATTTTCTTTATACATTTATTTATTAGTGTTATAATTCATACAAATAAATCCTGTTGTATTTTTTCATTATTCCATTGTTCTGTAATTTTTAAATTTTCAACTTCAAAATAAACTCTTGATATGTTCTTGTAATTTCTTAAAAAAACAACTTTTAACATTTTTTTATTACGTTTGCCAATTTCAATTATCTTATCAACTATTTTTTGCGAAGTATATTCTTCCATTTTCTTTATTCCATAATGTCTTTCAACAAAGTCTAGTCGCTTAAATCTTTTATGCCCCATTTCGCCAATTGTAATAATTATGCCTTTTTTAGCCATTTTTATACAACAATCAAAACAATCGTAAGCACTTCCAAATGGATCAATATCAATTAAATCAAATTTCCAATTTTCATAATATAACTTATGTACAAGTTTTTCTGCTCTTTCAGTAAAATAAGTAACATATTTTGAATCAATATCGTTTGTATAAAGTTCAGAAACTTTCCCCTCATAAAAAGATTCTCCGCTAAACAAATCAAGAACAAGCTTTGGTTTTATAACATTCAAAAACATTTCATTGTGCAAATACTTATCCTCCCTGTGAGCCTCGTTGTAGGTTTCCCCGTCTGACTTTTTTAATCTTTTTCTTTTAATCTGTACGCTTACTTGTTTTCTGTATAAAAAATCGGCTATTTGTTTATTGCTAAATTTTTCTTTTATTAACATTTGAAGCCAATCAATTTCTTCCTTAGTCCATTTTCTTGGCGTGTTTTTTGTATATCCGCCATTCTTTAATTCTTCCCCCATATAATCTTTAGGAAGATAGTATTTTTTTAAATATTCCATTTTAATATGCAAAAAGCTTTAGCTTGTTTGTGTTATAATAAAGCACGTATTTTTTCTAGTAATTCTTGTAATTCATAATTTTTATATTTTTGCACAGTCTTATGCCGCCTTCGTAATTCGTCAAATTTTTCTTGTCCGAACTTGTCAATATACCATTTAAAGTATTCCCATTGGTCGAAGCCGTGTTTATAGTTGCACGGCCAACATTGGCAATGACAATTCCCGTCATCCGATATGTCAAACCGTGTTGAATAGTTTTTCCGTGTGAAGATATGACCATTCGTGAGATTGTCGGAAGTTCCGCATTGTACGCACCACTTGTCTCTTGCTCTAATGTATAACGATACATATTTATCAAGATTTCTTACTAATGTTTTTCGACTTGGTTTTTTGGGCATAATCTTCCATTGCTTTTATATATTTTATTTTACGCTTTTTAATTTCTGGCTCTGGCAATTTATTAATAATTGAATTAATCCAATCTAAATCTAATTCATTTAATTTTTCTTTTGTCATTCGCACTTTGGACAATTTTTTCTTTCTTTGCCAATTGTAGGAAAATCTTCATAATAATCTACAGAACCGTGCGTTGATGAATAAGCGTTCTGCCAAGCTATTTTACATTTTTTACAAATATAAATAGCAGTATCTACAGACTCTCTTCTTTTAAGTCCTTCCGAATAAACTTCTTTACCTTCTGAAATAAATTCTAATATGTTCACGCTGTAGCTCTATTTAATTGAATCTGCTCTAGTGGTAATAATTGCTCTCTACATTCCGGGCATACCGCTCTTATACCTTTTTGACTTTCCCGTTTATGGTGTCCAGAAGGACAAGCTAGAATTATTTTACTTGAGCTTGATTTACTTATTTTAGTTGAACCCGGACGATCTTTATACCATTCTTGACGGCAGCAATTTTTAAAAGCAGATGAATAATTTGAATAACGCTTATCTTTAGAATCTAAATAATCAACAAACGATTCAAAGTACCATTCAATATTCAAATGCGGATAGTCTTTAGAATATTTACCAAAGTTCGCTTTAATTTCTTCTAGTTGCTCTTTTTTGCCTTTTTTCTTATTGTCTTTGTCTTTGTTCTTATCTTTATCTTTATCTTTATCCATATATAGGTCAGTTGGGCAACTGTTGGGCAACTGTTCAATTGGTTTGTCTAATTTATATTTTTCTAATATTTTAATTACTGATTTATGTGCATTAACATTTTCGTTTAATATACCATATTGAAATTCAATAAATTTAGGTATAAACCATTTATCTTCATCGATTGGAATAATTTTAGATTTAAAGTTTTTTAATATATCTGATTCTTTTATTTTTGATCCGATAAAGTGTGAAGCTGTTTCAATGTCTACTTCATATATTCCAGCGTGATTGCAGTTATCAAGTAAGTACAACCAGAATAGTTTCATATCTTTAGTTGATTGCCTGAACCAACGTTTTTTCCATTTATCTGAGTCTGTAAATCTTTTAGCCAATTATAAATCCGTGTTGTATTATTCCTCTTGCAATCTGAAATAACATATACCAACAAAATAATTTACTAAAATTAATCATTATTTTATCCAATTGGTTCTCCTGTTTGCGGGTGTATCTGGGATAGTTCATATTTTGCCTCTTTCTTTTTATGTTCTTGTACGGTCCAATTTTTAGATTCATAGTGTTGATATGTTTTTTGGAACTCGCCTTCTGGATCACGTGCTTGTGATTGTGACAATATTAAGACCATTGGCTCCCTGTCGTCTGGTGGATAAAAATAAAATGTTCTGTAAGTCGTTGGCTTAGTTTTTTGACTTGTGGAATCCATTTATAAATCCCTTAATTTATCAATTTCTTTATTTAAGGCTTTAGCATTATACTCTATTTTAGATAAAGTATGAAGTATTTTTTCAGAATTTACTTTTAAGGCTTTTGCTTGTCGTTCCATTCTTTTCGCAAGACGAGCAAGAGTTGGTTCAGTTGTTGAACCGATAAATGATTTAGCTTCGGACGACTCCCGAAAAGTCTCTGTTTCACGTCCAATGTCTTCTTCCAACCCATTAATCTTTGTGCTTTTGCTAGAGATTTTATTAATACGTACCATTGGTCAGTTCTCCAATCCAATGTCAATCATTCCGTGCAATTTCATAATTGCAGCTTCGCCCTGTTTGTAAGTGTAATCTTCTGGTGCAGTCAGCATATCACTAACACCATTATATGTGTCGCTATCAATTTTATCGTCTTTTTGCAAATCAGTAATTATTCTCATCTGACCTTCAGTCAATAGCTTTGGTTTTTCCAATTCTCCGTTTGGCAAATCTTCACCGGCATATATATATAATCCTAAGCCGTGTAGACTAATTGCTTTAGTCAAACATCTCATTATTGATGTATTAATTTCAAAAGCGTTTGGGTTTTTTACAGTATTGTTTCTATTGTCTAGAACTGGGTGAACTTGTGTCATTTCAATTTCTTCAGCAATAACAGTCACTTTGACAAAGCAACCAGCTTCCGTTTTCTGATATGGTTGTTTGTTTCCTTCTGTACCCCATTCGTGTACTATCCAATAGGCATCGGGTGCAACTTTTTTCAATTCAGTTACAGCCCAAGCCCAAGATAAATATGTAAACTTTCCTTTTTTTTCAGCAAATGCAGATACATTTATTTCGTTTAGTTTTTGAAATAAACTTTTATTTTTTACAGGCATTTTTTTTCCTCCCTGTTTAGTTTTACAATTTTAATAGTAGATTCAACAATATCTGTAATACTATCTACTGATTTATAATCGTATTGATTTGTTCTTTTGTTTAGTTTCATTGGCAACGTACATCTGTGAGCGTGGTTTAAAGCCCAACTGTCGCCATTTTTTATGATCTTATGAATAAGTTCGTCAATAGTATCGCCTAAAACAATACGACCTTTATTACCGTAAGGTGTGTCGCATTCTATACTCGCAACGTATGTGACGTTATCCAATTTGTAAACTTTTGTGAAATATTTCCGAGGCAAAATCAGAGCTTAAACCGACCACAGACAGAAATCTGTTGTGTGAATGCCTCGGTAAATTATTAGATTGAATCGGTTTAAGCATTGCAAATAGTAACTAATTAATTACCTTAATTCCAAACACTTTTTTAATTAGCAGTAAAACGGCTTTTGAAGGATTACGCAAACCTTGCTCCCAAGATTCAACAGTACGTCCAGATACACCAAGTTTATTGCCAAACTTGACAGTATTTAAGCCAAGCTTATGTCTAATCTTTTGTATGCTCATTATTTGTACTCCTCTGTTGATAATATAATTACTTTATTAATAGAGCCTAAATCTTCATCAGCGGAAGCATCGTCCCATTCTGATCCTCTCGCAAGTTTTTTTGCTTCTATTTTGTTGGGAGCATCTATATAATATGTTTTTGCAACTTCGTGTAATTCAATAACTTCTACTGTATAAGACTTCATTATTTGTTCTCCCTAACAATTTGCAATGTTTCAAGAATAGTAAACTTCTGATCATTTCCCATCTTTTTGCTTTCAAGTTCTTTTAATGCTTCAAATCTTGAATTAAAAGTTCCAAAAGTCTCCATCGTAAATGTTTCTCTTGTTGAAATATCTATTCCGTGTGCGGAATTTCGGGCATCAACCATTACATTGGATTCCGTTAAAAAACACAATACAAACTGTTTTTTTATTTTATGTTTCATTTCATCACCTATTTGTTATTTATTGTTTCTCATTACGTAATTAATGTATGCTACATTGTAGTATTGACGCAAGTAAATAATAAAATAAATTATATTAGACGAGAAAGCCGTTAAAAGTTTAGGTGTCTGTTTATACTAATAAAGCAAAAAAGCTCCACATCGCTTGAATATAGAGCTTTTGGAAGTATGTCTGGGTGTGTGGTTAGCTTTTGCCGTTCGCACGTCCTTTTAAATATGATATTCCATCTGTTGTGTTGTTTAATTCTTTTATAATGTCATTACGATAATTTCTGGTTGTTTCGTCTGATCTATTTAATCTATCTATTAATTTTATAGTAATATCAAAAGTCGAACGTACATTTCCTTCAATTTTTGCAATGGCTTGACGTATCTGATCTAAGTCTTGATTCTGTAGATTTTGGCTTTTAATTAAGTTCATAATCATATAAGCAAACAAAGCACAGACTAGACCAATTGTTCCATATTCAGCGTAAACTTTAAGCATTGGACTCATTTAATGTTTGTCCTTTTAGCAAGGCTGTCTAGTTCCATATTAATCGTTCTAAGGAGTGAATCGACTTCAAACATTTGATAATGGATTTCTTCTAAGTCTTTATTATAGCCACCAATAAAAATATCATCTTCACAAGCAACTTGTAACAATAAAATTATAATTAAAGCAAACCCAACAACCGACCACCAACTTAAATGTAATATTCTAAAAAACTTTTTATCAGTCATTATTTTTTATTCACTATTTTATTTATTGCTCGTGCAACTTCTTCTGTACTCAAATCAAGATTGCCATCAAAATTTGCTTTCCATACTTTTACTTTTTTACCATCTTTGAACAAAACTACGCTTGGAAAATTTCTTAGTCTTAGCTTTCGGATAGTCTGAGGAACATTTTTTGAAGATATTATCATCATTTGCGTTCCCATATGTGCCGTGTCTCCTTGCAAAATAAACTTGCCTTGATAAAAATTTTGTTTAGAATCTTGTGACCATTCAGCCGTATATCGAACTAACCATAATCCTTCATAAATAGCTCCATAGTGATTTGCATCAGTTACTTGTTGCTGACCAAACATTAAAGATATTAAAAGTAATAATCTCATTTTATTTTAATCCTTAAATCAAGCACTTGTCTGCTTAAATCAGATAGCTCTTCTTTTAATTCATCAGTTAATTCGAATAAATCATCAACATCTTCTTGTAATGCTCCTACTTGGGATTTGTATTGTTCATAAGATGCCGGGTGATTGTAGCCTTGTGGCTTACTTGGGTATTCACTTTCATATAAAGACTCTAAAGTTGGCAATTCTTTAGCTTCTTGAATGTCGGCTTGAAGAGCATACCACATTCCAATTAGACTAGCAAGACCTGTACCACCGGCAATCATAGTCTGTAGAGACAAAGTAAATTTTGACCCTAATATTTTTTCTTCGCTTATTTCCTTAGCCATTAATTTTTTCCACTATATATTATATTCGGTTTTTTAATTTCTATTTTTTCCATCATTCCGTGTCTAACGCACCAATGCTTACTCCCGCTATGTATGTCATCTGATAAATAAATATGAGTAATTTTTTTATTGTCTAGTATATGATTATGCATAGTATTTGGAACGCAAGACATTAAAAATAGTAATGGTAAATATTTTATCAAAATTCTTCCTCTACTGTTAAAGATACATTATAAATTTCTGGTGCAACTTGTGTCATATCTAAAGAATTATTTGCAAATCGACCAAATATATGCTCTGATTCCGCATTGTCACCTTCTGAGGCTTTGTCAATCGAAAAAATAAACGGCAAGTGATTGCCATTTGTTTTATTCCATACGTCAGAAATAAAGTTGTCATCAACAGCAATAGCATCGTACTGGTCTGGCATTAATTGCGTATTGCTTAAAAAACTATACTTCATATCGTAAATAATTCGCCCACCATACATAGAATATTGATTAGAAGAATTTGTAAAGGGTGATTTAGACGTTGAAGTTGCTGTTCTTCCTATTGTTTTTAAATTGCTAAATCGCTGCCCTCCGTGTGATTCTTGCAAGTCATTTAATCTATTGTATGAAATCATTCTTGTAATATCAAGGTCTGGAGCGTGTGGCATATCAAAGTATTCACCAAGCATAATTGAACCGACAAATAAATCAGTTGATCCGAAAGTATTTGAAGAATTTCCTTCAAATTGTATTCCCCAAAATTGAAATGCTTGTTCTGCAAACCTAACAATTGTACTGCCGTCTTCTCCCGGTGTAATAATACTTGAACTTATTGCATCTGCATTAGTTACTTCAACGGGTGTATCCATTGCTGTTGCACTTCCCATATTGACTGCTTGTACGTGAGCTAATGTATTACTTCCTTTAACCAATACTTTTGCATCAGCAGTTTGCATATTGTGATTTAAAATTGCAATAAAAGATTTTTTATTTGCGGTACTTTGTGTATCTATTGTAATAACAACGTGACCATCTGGATCAGCACTTGTATCAAAAGTTACTTTGTTTAAAGGTCTTAAATCGAACAACTCCGCTGCTGACCCTGTTGTAAATGTCCCCATATATCCATTCCCGGCATTAGTGTCTGTTACTGCAAACTCAGTTGCTGCCACACCTCTTGATAATAAATAACTTATTTCATCCACATAAAATCGTGGTGTTCCTATGTTCATATTTGCCATTTAAGAAACCTTTATTGCTTTGATTGAACAGCCTGTTATTGATTTACTAATATCTGATATAATAAAATATCCAGACATTGCAGCACCGTATAATTCTAAATTACTATTCCAATTACTAAAATCTATTATATCACCAATTTCAAGGTGATTGTATTTAGGTCGTACACAATTAAATTCAACTATATCTTTTCTGCCTTTCATAATATGAATGTATGCTTCAGCTAATTTAGTTGCTGTCGTTGAATCAAGTATTTCATTGGCATCTAATTCGTATTGCATTGTTTGATTAAAACCGTTTACTGTCGTGCCTTGTGAAGTTGAATCAGTTGCCGTTGCTTCAGATTTGTTTTGATTTGCTCCGTAACTATGATTGTAATTAACTAATACAGAATTTTTCACAGAAGCTAAAGGTGTTTTACCAATTTTATTTAATGTCATATCATTATAATCAATTGTTTGATCAGAAGCTGAATAGTCGTCAGTTCTTCTTAATGTTTTTATTTTAAATTTACCATCTCCACCAATAAATACGTATGAAAAACACAGTCTCCCAAGTCTTTCAAGCATATCTTTTGAATCAATAAATTTATATTGAGAAAATGCAAACTTAATATCTGCAATAGCATCTTCATATATATCTTTTAAAAATCCATTGGTTGTATTTCCAGAAGTGTCAAAAGTAGCGTGATCAATTTCATCTGAAGTTAGTCCACCAATAACATAGCCTTCTCCACTTGCCATAATGTTCGCACTAATACTTAAAGTTGTTCCGCTGTCTCTAGCAGTAACCATTGCAGTCGTTTTGTCTTTGATGTTGTATAAAGTTTGTCCTACAACTGAAGTTAAAAAAGCAGCGTTTGAATCAACTAATTTATTTGAAGTTGTGCTTGTTCCAGAGCCGGTATATATAGGACCTAATTCAGATCGTAAAATACTTTCTATAATAAATATAGGGTTTTCAATCAAAGCATTTGCGTTATATCCTTGATTCCTTGAATCTGCATCAATGTATGCTCCGTATTGCCTACCCTTGCCAGAATAATATACATAATCAATTTCTGAAGGTGTCAAGTTGGTTTTTGTTCTGTATTGTGTGACATAAGCTTCGCCACCACTATAGACTTTATCTTTATTTAATCCTAAGTGTCTAGGCACTAACTGCTCGTATTCTTCTTCAATGCTGTGTGAATCAATCCCTTCAATTGTAAAATTAACAATTGCAGCAGATTGATATATTTGTGCAGATTCATTTGCATCTGTTGATATTAAAGTAAATTTTAAATCGCCTTCAAAATCCCAAGTTGCTGTTTTACCACTATAAAGTGAAGCAATATTTTCAGTAGTTTCGGAATCTGAGGTGATATTATCCATATCAATATTTGCCGAACCTACCGTAAATCTAAAAGATTCATTATTTTCATCATCTAAATCGGTAACCGTTCCCCATTGGACTAAAGCCAACAATCCTGTGAATGTGCCTAATTTATTTACTTTCGGCAGAGCATAAGTCATTGTTGCAGTAGAATTGCCTGTAGTAGCTCCATTTGCAACCCAAGTTGCAACATCTGAAAAATCCCCATCGCTAATTCTTTCTTGATCAGATACTGAACTGTTGCCACTTCCCGAAGCCGCTGCAAGGTTTGATGTGCTAATAGGAAGATAAAGAGAAGCGGTACTTCCTTTGTATTCTAATATTGGATTTGCAGTAATTACGTTAGTCCCCGTAAGCGTTGGATAAAATCCGTCTTTATAAAAATAAACATTTTCAGCATCCATTGTATTAACTGCTTGTGTATCAGCTTTTGCAAGTGTTCCCGCTTCTTGTACGTCCCAAGCATCCGTGACAATAGCCGGGAAAGCACTTTTATAAAAATTATAATATTTATCAAAATGCGAAGTCGGAATTGTTCCAACATCTCCTTTTTCATAAAAGTCTCCGTACGCAATCGGGATAGGTTTCCCAATGTTTTTAGTTGGTGCATTTGTATAGGTAGAAGAATCAACTGTATTTGACGGTATTCTTTTATGATACTTTGAAGAATTATCTAATAATGTAAGCGTTGTATTGTTTTCATCATAAGATATTTCACCAGAGATAACACCAGAAGCAATCATTCTTGCAGCCGTGTCTAATGTAGTTGTGTTGTTGGCATTCAAAAATAATTCCCACTTACGATTCGCAAAATTATTAGCAGCAAGTAAATCTGAAAATCTACCGCCTTTAATAGATTTCGCAGTATTTATAAGCGTAACACTCATATTGCCTGTTGATGTTGTAAAATTAAAGAAGTCTAATGATTGCGTATAGTTTCCAAAACTTGCAACAATGCCATAATATATATCTGTGCCGTCTTGTCTATGTCTATCACTTACACCAATAAAAGCAGATTCATCATTATAATACAATTTAAGAACATAAAATGCGGTAGTATTGGAATTGGCTAAAGCACTTGTTAAAGCTGTATCAAAGGTTAGCAATTAATTTATCCTCGCTTGTCCCGTGCTTATCGCTTTATTGATAGCCGGTATAATACTGTTTGCTGCAAAGTTATGATCTATTACACCCATTCCGCCAAAACTTTGATTTATTGTAATCTTTTGATTTGAAGCTGCTGAAGCACTCCCCGCAGATTGTGTTGGTGATGCACCAAAAAGAAAACTAACAATACCCGCTCCAACTTTATTAAGTCCCCCAGAGGCTTGTGTCATAAAGAAATCGTATAGTTTGGCTTGTGCTACCATAACCATTAATTGAATTACTGCTCGTTTTAATCCATCAGCTACATTGTCACCCATTACTGCTGAAGTAAGCATTGAAGAAGCCGTTTGTGCTGCAAATTCAGCAGCTTTTTTACTTGAACTATTTATTTCTTTATATATTACTTCTTGCAATTCTAAAGCCGGTAATTCTTTGTTTCTTATTATATCTACAGTATGAAGCTGAACTTCACTAGTTTTCTTATATTGTTCTGCTATAATTCCTAGTTTTTCTGACACTAATTGTAAATCTGGAGCTTGTGAAGAAATAACGCTCATTCCTTGAGGTAGTTTTGTCGATAAAGTTTCACCTAATTCTTCCAATTCTTTAAGACTCATTTCTTGAACGGTTTTTTTAAATTCTTCGACTGCTGCTTGAGAATCAGTCATAACTTTAACAATTTCCACTTGAGAACCAAAAAGACGAAATTTATCTGTAAGCCCTTCAACTGCTTCTGCTGCAAATTTTATACTTTTAGCAATAGTAATCACTACTGGAGATAATAAGTCGCCTAACGCTTCAGCAGCATCACCAACAGCGTTTTTCATCTGTTCAATGCTTCCCGTCATTGTTTGCGACTGTGCTAATGCTTGACCGCCAAAAAGAGTAGCGACATTATTTGTTAATGTTTCTAAGCGTTCTGTTGATCCAACTGCCCCTTTAACTTCAATCCCATATCGACTCATTGCGTTTGTAGAACTACCAATTGTTTTAGCAACTAAATCTCCCGCACTTTTTAAGTCTAAACCCATACCCGCAGCTAAATCTAAAGTGGCTTTTGTTAAAAGTTTTATTTCATCTTCGCCTTTAACAAATGATGCTAACATAGATTGCATCATAATTATATCTTCATCGCCAAACATCGACACTTGTTGCAATGCTGAAGCTTGTAATAATAATGCTTTTGAAGTTTTACCTAATGCTGTTGCAAGTTTTTTCTCTGCAAGTTCTTGTTTCCCAGATAATTCAATAGCAGCCCCTAAACCACTTATTAAACCTTTTGCAGCAAAAAAAGCAGCCCCGACCATACCCGCTGCTTTACCTAATCCCACCATTCCTTTTTCAACACCTTTAAGTTCTTTTTTAGCTTTTTTCGTTCCTTTAGCTCTAACTTTAATGTTTAAATTTTTATCAGCCATTATCTTTCTTTGCCTTTTCTTGCATACAAGAGTTTACTTCTTTATCTATAATTGAGAAACAGTCAAGCCGGTGAGCAGAAATATTATCAAGTTCGCCAAGAGTGATATTGAACTTCGTTGTGTAGCTGTATTCGTTAATCATATCTACCATCCACTTTTCAATCAATAGATTACAGTCTGCAAAGAACGGCACAGTATAAAAAAGCATCTGCCCATCAGTAAAATCTTTACTTGCTTTACATACTTCATCTATTATTGCCCACACATCTTCAATCGTTTGCATTCTAACCGGTTTGTGTTCATAAGTTACCGGGAGTTTCGCCACAGTATAGGGGAGGCTTCTATATATATCACGTGGTTCTGGTGTCCCAAAGTGCCAACACCAAACCGCTAGGCTCAACCCCCGGAATCTTTTTTTGCCGGTTCAATCCCTAAGTATTCTAAAAATATTGCTTGTAAAACTTCATCTACTTGTGCCATTCCCATCGCTTTAAAGTCATTTTCACCAAGTCCCGCAATATCGCCAACTTTCTGTAAAACATCGTAATACGCTTCTACATCCATTTTGCCATCCCACCAGACTTTTGCATTTAACTTATGCAACTCACGTCTTTGTGCGTATGTACAATCAATTACGTCCCACTCTTTTTCATTTATCTTAATAATCATAATGCCTCCCGATTTATTAAGTTGCTATTATTGTAATTAGAGCGTTTGAGCCGTCTGCTGTTGCTTTAAACGGCAAATCAATAAACACTCCACTATCAGTATCAGTATGAGAATAACCCGTGTATTTAGCTGTCGGAATATTAAAGTTAATAGCCGAGCCATCGCCAACAACAATTGCAACAGATGTGCCATCTCTAAAATCATCAATTGTATCTGTAACATTGTTATCTAATAAGGCTGATACATTACCGGTGACTTCAATCATTCCGCCCCGCATATAAGCTGAAGGTTCAGCTTCAATTGAATTAACTGTTTCATATCCCACTCTTGTTGCCGGATTAGATATTGTAACATCAAAATTACTCAACACAACATTATCGCCGCCAATAGTCGTAGTTGTGCAATCAAAAAACCCTTCTTCGTAATCTGCTGCCGTTGCATTTGGTGCAGTTCCTTCTGTTCCGATTACCGGTTGGTAGCCACTAAAAAACGTACCAGAAGCAGTAAGTCGTCCACCGTTTGCAGTTGGATTCATACTTAAGGTTAAATCTTGAAGAATCGAAGAAAACATTAATCTGTCTTGATCTACATCTGGTGAAGATATAACAACACAAGCATACTGTCCTGTTGTAGCCCCTTCGGTGTATTCAACTGTTGCTTGATTTCCTGTAATTGCAGCAGTAACAGCCGGACTTGCATCTTCAGTTACTAATTGCAATAAAAGTTGTAATACCGCTTCGTTTTCTACTACGTAATCACTAAATGACCACGTAAAAGTTCCGCCTTTAAATACAGCAATATGATCATCTGGTCTTTGGACTCTTTGCCCAGAGCGGATTGCATCCGAAAAAGTTGAACCGGCTGAATAATCAATATCATTCACGGTCGGTGTTCTTAATTTATACAGCGTACCCGATACATCATTAACACCTAGTGCATCTAACTGCAAAGATATATACGATTCAAATTGCTTACCGGAATAGACTGATTTGTCTAAACTTGCCATTTTTATTTGTTCCTTTTATTTTTATGATGTACCATCATTTTTATGTAAAAATTTCTGTTACTGTACAATTGAAAGACAAATTTGCTCTCCACATATCCAAATCATCTTCGTCTTGTTCGTAATTAACTTCTTCAATTCTGCCATCGTGATATTTATAAACACCAGAAGGCGAATAGCTTGTATTATTATGTATTAATCTTTTTAAATGCTCTGCCGTGCTTGTTAATTGTGTTTTAACATTTTTAAAACCACCGCCACGCATTAAAGTATATACAATATCAACTTCGTAATCCCTAGATTGACCAGAAGAAAGCATTTGAATTAATGTATCTCCTTGTAAATCAATAGTAATAGATTGATTTCCACGATGCTCGTCAATTACTGGAATTTTAAATTCTTTTCTTATTAAATCTTGCAATGATTCTATTACGTTTTCATAAACTACATTAGCATAGCTGTCAGTATCACTTGAGCCAAAGTTCCAATCGTTTGATTCAGCAGACCAAAGCTTGTGATTTTCTGCCCATAATGAAGATTGTAAAGTAGTAGCCATTAAATTCTTTCAGCGTTTGCGTGTTTGACTGCTAAAGTTCGTGAATCTAACTCGCCAGATACTTCCATTTCCCATTCATCATTTGCTGTATAAACACCCGGTGAAAATCTTACTTGCATTCCGTGTCCTACATCTTGAAAGTTGCCATCGATAACTTCCGCATCGCTTGACTTGTCTATTTTTAAACTTGTGTCATCTGAAATAAAAGTATCATATTTAACACCAGAAGCAGAGCCACTTGTAAATGTCCCGGCTGTACTAATAATAATTTTTATTACATCCCATACGGCTGTTGGTCTGCCACGTACATCAATGATTGATCCCGTTGTATTTGCATTGATTGATACTTCTCTAATTATACCGGAATTTTTAGCCAAGCCTTCGTCTTGCGATAAAGCAATTTCACCTTTACGAATCATATCAAGATAGCCTGTGCCTTCTGGATTCATAGCCATAGCCATTAATTCATCGCCTTTGTCTTTGTCAAAAGGTCTAATCAAATCAGCACAAGCAATTATTGCTGTACTTCTTACGACTATTTCTGGGTAATTATTACCCGTGGCAGAAGCTACCCCAACACCTTTTCGTGGGTATATTGGCACAGGTAATACATTACGTACAAAGTCACTTGCTTTACGGACTGCTTCAGTTTTAGTGTCAAACCAATCACGTCCCGCTTCTATAACCGCACTATTTAAAAGCGATGAAGATGAATCTTCTAAGAAGAAGCTTAATAGTCCCGTGCTTGTATTGTAATTAAATTCTTTGTTTGCATTTGGTGTATCTGTAACCGAAGTCATTTCTTCACCGTTATTAAATAGTTGCGTTACATAGCCCGAAGAATAAAGATAATATAAGTCAGTTGTACCGGAGGAAGTCCAATCGCTAGGTATAACCCTTCTTAAGTTATAATTATTAATATTTGGTTCTATGTATTGTAAGTCTGTGTTTGTGTCACAATAAGTTGCTTCGTATGTACTCACGCTAAATGTGTCCTATTCTTTAAATCTTTAAAATTAATTGGTGTTGGTTCTTCCATTTCGTTTATAATATTAATCAAGGCAATTAGATCATTAAAGTAAATTTCTGGATTCTTGCAAAGCGTATTAAGGTCTATGTCTTTAGCTTTTTCTTTTATAACGTGGATAGAATCGCCTAGTGTCATAAGTATTCTTTTACTGTGTCTATGTACTTTTCTTCTGTGCCTTTGCCTTGTTCGGTGTTATAATACTTCTTCCAATATTTAGCACGTCCTTCTAATGTGTTTGGCATCTTCATTGGAACTCGCCAATACTTTAAACGACAATGCACAATCGCTGCTGATATATTTTTTTCAAGTATATCCGCCCACAATCTTTCATCGTTGTTTTGCCAATGCTTTAAATCGACTAGACTTACTATAGCACATTCGCCCATTAACGACTTGCGATGCTTTAAGTAATGCTGAAGATTATCAACTGCCGATAACGGTTCTATCTGCCAGAAACTTCTTGCCGGTCCATCGCCTAACTGTCGCAAATACTTATACTTGGATTCAACTAAACCCGTTTCGTGGATTAAAGTAATTGCAGCTTCTGTTGCAAATTTGTCGCCCATCCCTTCACAAGTGGACTGAATAAGCGACTTCATTTGTGTTGGACTGATCACTTCCAAGCAATCTTTAAGAGTGAACTCAATACATCGAGAACTTCCTTCATTATCTGCTTCCGTTCTTCGTTGTCAAGTTTTCCATCATCTTCGTAAGCTTCTTGCAAAGCCTTAAAGACTTCTTTTATTTCATCAATCAACTTCTTGTATCTTAAACCCATAAAAGTCGCTCCACTAGCAACCATAATACCGGCTAAATAAAACAAGTTTGACCAACTAAACCAATCACTCATATTACCTCCTAAATAGGTATGCAATAAAACCACCAAATACGACACTTAATACCGATCCTATCCCTTGTATTGTTGCCATTCCACCTTCTAGCTTTCTTACTCGTCCATTCTGCATTTGTACTGATAGCTTAGTGTCTCTGGCTTCTTTATGGATTGACTGCATCGTTGATTCAATACGTGCCAATCTATCTACAAGGTCTAAACGATATTCATCGATTTGTGGTTTATTCACTTTTTAGATTCTTTCTTGTCTTCTTTTTTTTCTTCTTCTTTTTTAGCTGCGGCCTCGTAACCTTGAATTAAAAAATTGACTTCTGCAATTCTCATATTCAATTGTTCACTTTCCGCTTTTAGCTGTTCTAGTCGTTTTTGTGGCATAACGCCTCCCTTTGTTTTTATTCTGAATCTGCTTCTAATTTATCCGCCCAAGCTTCTTTAACTGCATCTGTCCAAAGCGTGTCTGCCATTCCTTTTATTTCATCACTCTCTGAAGATACATCCATATCTGGTGTTAAAACTCTGCGTTTATATGAATAAGATAACGCATTACCATCTTCTACAATCGCAATTTTTTCCCGTTCTTGAATATGTTTGTATTCAGTTCTTACTTCGTAATCGTATGTTATTACTTTTTCTAAAGCCATTTTTTACTCCTGTTTGTTTTATTTGTTCCATTCTAATTATCCAATTAGACTTAAATTATGCTGCTATATATGATATGCAAATTTGACCTTCAAAAGTACCATCTACATTATCAGCTTGTAAATATGATTCGTCAGCATTACCTGTATTATGAACTTGTATAGTTATAAAATTATTACCACTCGTAATAATCGGAGTTATTTGTGTAGCTATTGAAGTAGAGCCATATCTATTAAAAGTAATTGAACCAACAGACAATTCAGCACTATCATCTAAATCTGCACAAGTAAAAGGCATACTTATTTTTAAAGTACCCGCACCACTTCCACTATCAGTTTCAAATTTACCCGACACAGTAACCATTCTGCCGATTTTTGTATATACAAGTTTTTGATTAGCTGCATCCAATACCCAACTTCCACTATCTGTCCCAGTAATTGCAGTAGTGTGTAATCCTTCTTCATAGTCATCAAGGAGTTCGCTTGACATTGTAGTTCCATCTGAAGTCGCTGAAAAGTCAATTCCTTTTCCGCTAGTAGCAATTTTAATATTTCCATCAAATTTTGCATCACTTGCAACGTGCAACATCTCTGCCGGACTATTTGTACCAATACCTACTTTATTATTTGCCGCATCAACAAATATCATATTAGCATTGCCAGTTGATTCTACTCTAAAATCAAGGTCAACCCCGCCTTCGTTAAAAACAGTTTCAGTTGGTAAAATATCAAATCGAGCAAGTAAAGACCCGGCAGACATTGTGTTTATGGCAACTCTACCATCTTCAGAGCCATCAGTAATATCTTTAATCTGTGAAATATATTCAGCATAAACAACATCTTGAGAGTTGTTATTGCGACCCGCAGACACTATTTTACCTAATTGGTCATTATTTGCCGGACTGCTAGAATTTCGATACATTCTTAAATTTGGTCCAACATTAGCATCTGCATCAGTTGATGTCAAGGTAAGATTGTTTCCGTTGCCACTTGCGTTTATTACCATATGGTTATCCGGAAGTGTAACTAAGCCATTTTCATCTATTGTTATAAATTTAGTATTGACTGCTCCAAGAGTTGAAGCTTTACCAATCGTTAATTTATCTTCAGAGTCATCAAGACCTATGTGAAAGTCTAACGCATTCCCATCAAAAATAATCTTTGCATCTTCAGCACCACCATCGCCAACAGTTAAAGTTGGCGTAGTTCCATTAAGCAACATACCACCACTTGCAGTAACAGCACCGGTGACTTGAAGCGTAGTAGCCATATCAACTGCACCATCAATGTCAACTGCATCTAAATTAGTTGTGCCATTAATATCAGCGTTACCTTCTATATCTAAACTTGCCCCGTCAATTTCACCGGTTACTGTAATTGAATCAACAAAAGCATCTTTCCAACGTACTCCTGTTGTTCCAAGATCAACATCACTATCAGATTGTGGACCAAAGATATTATCAGCCACATACACTTGCTCTGTATTGTTAGCATAAAAATGTATTTCATTTACATCTTCAAAATCTATCTTGGTTTCATTATCTTCTCCAATTTTAATATCTGCTGCCAATAATGAAGTGATTCCTGTTTGTGC